GGAACCCGGGCGCGCGCGTTTGTGGCGGCGTGGCCTCGGTGTCCCGTCGGGTTTCACGGTTTGCGGACGGGGTACCCGGCTGCCGGGGTTATAGGCGGCAGGAATGGCCCCAGACGCGTCCGGCTGCGGCAGGGGCCGAGGGTCGTCCTCGCGCTGCCGACGCAACGTGGCGGCTCGTAGGGGCTGCGTAGGGTCGTTGAGAAGGGCGCGCAGGGTCGCGTCGAATCGCGAGGCGGCGAGGCACGCGTCGCGTTCGCGATCCGGGTCGAGGCGTCGCGCCCGGATGGCGTCCACGCAGGCGTCTATCCCCGGGTGCAGGATCAACAGATCGACCCCCGGGGTCGAGGTGAGATCGAGCGCCGAGGTGAGGTCGCTCATCAGTACCCAGACCCTTCCCTGCACGTGTCCATCAATGGCGGCGCCGATGATGGCGTCCCGGACCCGGCGCAGGATGGGCGCGAGCATCAGTCCCTCTGCTGTCCATGGCGCGATGCACGAGCACGCGCTCACGAGCGCGTCGTAGTCGTACACGAGGTCATTCCCTGCGAGGTGCCTTCGTGCGAGGGTCGTCTTCCCGGCGCCGGGGGCGCCGACGAGGATGGTGATGCGAGGCGCCCATGGGCCGCGCTTGCCCGCGCCATTCGCGATGTCGCTTGATGTCTTGCGATGGTGACAGGCGCGGCAGAGCGGCTGCAGGTTGTCGGGGGTTGAGGTGCCCCCGTCCATGAGGGGTCGAATGTGATCGACGCAGACGGCGGGCACGGTGCGTCCGCTCGCGAGACACAGACGGCAGAGCGGCTCGATGGCCCGAGCCGCCCTGCTCGTCTTGTGCCACTTCGACCCACGACCGTGCTTCCGCGGATCTTGCCCTCCACGGATGGTCGGAGGCTTAGATGGCATGGATGGTCTCGATGGTGACGATGCAGCCGGGCGTCTCCTCTGCCCACTGCTTCCCGACGATGAGTTCGGCGACCTGCGCATCGTCACGGAACGCGATGCCTGCGAGCGCGTCCATGACGGCTTTCGCGAGGTTGTCCACGTCGGGCCGTTGGGCATGGTGCGCCGGCGCGGTCTTGCGCGGCTTGCCTTGCTTCGTCAGGTGACTTGCGGGCCGCGGCATCATGAACCACAACGCGACGCGTACGGCGCCCTCGAACGGCTTGGCGATCGCGTCGTGCGCAACGACTGCGCATCGCACCTTCCATGCGTCGGCGTTCGATGGGTTGTAGACCCCGACGAACTGGCCTCGGCGGTAGGCGCGCGGACGCGGTTGCGGCTTGGGTTCCCCTTCGATCACGAATCGGAGCGAGCGGCGTTCCTTGCGATGCTGAGCCTTCGATACAGATGATGGTGCACCGCTCTCGCGTTGCCTGCTCGCACCTCCGCCTCGATATGCTTCATGAGGCGCTCGATCTCGTCGTCGAGCGAGAGAAGTTCCTCGAGCCATCGGCGTCCACGTTCCTCTGCGCTGTCGCGCTGTTGCTCTGCTCGCGCGCGTTCCTCCGAGCACCGTTCGAGGCGCGCGCTGAGGTCTGCGGTCGTTGGGTCCTTCGGTGCCCGAGGCATCAGAACCCTCGCATGCTCGTCACGATGAACCGCAACGATTCTCGCGTGCCGCCCGCGCGCACCCAGTCGCGCAGATCCTTGTAGCGGCCTGGCGGTCGAACTATAACGACCGAGCGAGCGATCTTCAACAGGCGCAGCCGGAGCGAGCTCGCCCCTTCCATTCCGGGGGCGTCGGCGTCGGCGACGATCACCGCGTCGCGTCCCTTCGCGAGCGGGGCGACGAGGTCTTCGCAGACCCGGCATCCGGGCCGCGCGACGGCGTCGAGGCCGAGATCAACCGCCGCGGCAAGGTCACTTTCGCCCTCGACCACGAACAGCGACCCACGAGTGGCAGTACGTGCGGTCGGCATCATCAGTCCGAGTCTTGATCCGGTGCGGCATATCTTGCTGCCGTCCAGGAGTCGCCTGCGGAACCCCACGATCCGGGTTCCTTGGTGCATGGGGAACGTCCAGGCAGCACCGTCCCAACCGCATCCGATGGCGCGCAAGGTGTCGACCGAGGTTCCCCATCGGTCGGCGAGTTCCGCGGCGCGGGTTTGCGTCAGGGCGTCGGCGTAGCGCGGCTGCAACCATCCAAGGTCGGCGGGGTCGAGCCGCTCCTGCCGTTGAACTACGACTCGCACGGGCTCGAGTGCGCCGCCGTCGATGCGGTGCAGGTAGCCCGCATCCCCGATGCGGCGGTCGCTCTCGACGCGCGGACAGATTGCGAGCCCTCTGGCGGCGTCCACGAGGCACCATGACTGCGTGCGATGAAGGTGCGAGCAGATCGGACACGGCAGCGCGCGCGACACGCGGCGCCCGTCAAAGGCGACCTCGCCCGTCCTGCGGTCGGCGAGCACGAGGTGGCTCATAGGATTCCCTTCTCGCGCATCGCCTTGACCGCGGCGGCCCACTCCTCGAGCGCGGCGCGTACGGGGCGATTCTCGAGCGAGGCGTTCTCGAGCAGCAACTGCGCGACGGGTCCGCCCGCGTTCGCGAGGCGGATGAGTCCCGCGAGGATCTCGGCGGTGCGTGCGTCTTCGCAGTAGTCCTCGGCCTGAAGCCGGGTCAGCGTTTCGGCGGCGGTAAGGCGCTTGTACTTTCGAGTCATCGACCTCTCGCGATCTTCCGTGCTTCGTCGAGCGTGACGATCGCTCGATCTTCGGCCCACACGAACGCGGCCGAGCCTTCGAGATCGCGTCCCTGCGGGTCGACTTGGGCGCAGACCCATTCGCCGCGCTCGTTCTTGCTCATCAGGCGCACGCGGACGAAGGCGAGGTCGTGCGGTTGCCGTTCGCTCATGCCGCGACCCCTTCCTTGATGCGGCCGATCTCTTCGCTCGCGGTCTTGCGGTCGAACGCGGCCGGGTCCCTGCCGTGCTTCTTGAGGAACCACGCCTGCGCTTCGGTCGGGCGCTTCATCAGCGCGTCGATGATGGCGCTCGCCTCGTCCAGCGTGAGGCGATCGGTGTTCGGCACTCCGTTGCGGGCGAGGTAGGTGCGCTGCTTCTCGCTCGCAGGGATCTTCGCCCGGAAGCCCTTGACCTTCGGCGGCGCGATGCCGACGAACTCGAACGGGTCCACCGCCTGCGTCGTGTACTTCGCGGTGCCCTTGAGCAGCTGCCGCTTACTGCGTTCCTTCTCGTCGCGCAGGAGCAGTTCGGTGCGGTCGAGCATCGCGAGAACGTCGACCTCTTCGCCCGGCGTCTCGGCCGCCTTGCGCGTCGATCGTTGCCGCGTTTCGTCGTCCCATCTGCCGCCGAGTACGTCTCCGGCGTGCACGAGGCGATGGCGCCCGCAGTTGCCCATGAAGTCGAGCAGCAGCACGCTGGGCTTGACGCTCGCCGCGATGGCGAGGCGCCGCTCGTCGGCGGTCGTGAGCCGGTCGACCGTGTTGGGCAGCGGTCGCGTCCCTCGCCCCGCCATTTGGCAGTACAGGCTGCGGCTCTTTGTCGGGCGAAGCATGGCGACGACCTGAACACCGCGGCCGTCGGTTGCCGGATCGTCCCATCCTTCGGTCGTGATCCCCACGTTCGCGAGGTACTGCAGTCGGCCTGCGCCAAAGTCGCGCAGGATGTTGCGCCGCTCGTCGCGGTCAGTCGCCGCGTGAATGCAGGCCGCGCTCCCGGTCTTGTGTCGGTTGATGATTTCCGCGACGCGCTTCGCGTGCTCGACGGTCGTGCAGAACAGCAGCGTCCTTCGGTCGCCCGCGATTTCGATCGTCGGGCCGACCATGCGGTGAAGCGTCTGCTCGTACTCCATCAGCGCGGCGAGGTCTGCCCCGTTGAGTTCGCCCGCCGTCGTGCGCACGCTCGAGAAGTCGAGCCCGTGCACGTGCACTACGCTCTGCTTCACCGGGACGAGCCACCCATCCCTGATGCCTTCGAGCATCCCGTACTGGTATGCGACCGACGAGAAGATCGACCCGAGCGCGCGCTCGTCGGCGCGGTCGGGCGTCGCGGTCGTGCCGAGCAATCGGCAGGCGGTGTTCGTCTTGAACCACTCCCATACGCTCGACCACGTGCTCGCGGTCGCGTGATGCGCTTCGTCGAACCACACCGTCCCGAAGTCGCTCGGCCGAAAGCGCTCTGCGCGCAGCTGCCCGTGCCTTCGGCTGGTGAGGGTTTGCACGCTCGCGACGACCACGGGGCATCGACTGAACCCGTCCTCGATGGAGCGACGAGCCGCCATCTCGACCGCAACGTCGCACCGCGCGACGCGTCGGATGGTCGCGGCCGCCTGTTCGACGAGTTCCTCACGGTGCGCGACGACCATCGCGCGGCCGCCGAACCCGATGCGGTCGCCGATGATGCTCGCGGCGGTCACGGTCTTGCCCGTGCCCGTCGCCATGACGAGCAGCGAGGACTGGTCGCGTGTCCAGGCGTCGCGCACCGCGTCGATGGCGTCTCGTTGATAGTGCCGCAGCATCAGCCTTCGCCTCCGTACAGGTCGCGCCCGAGTTCCTTCTCGCGGAGCGCGTCGATCTCGACGACGAGGACGGCGTTTCGTCGTGCGAGGCGATCGCATTCTTGTTTCGCCTCGTCGCGCTCGGCGCGCAGCCGTTCGATTTCGGCGGCGGCTTCCGTAACCATTTGGCGCATGAAGTATCCACCGGCCGATTCTCGGAGCCGGGTCACGATGTCCGGGTCGGTCATTGACGCCTCGCATTCGTGGCTTGTGCCTTGGCAACCGCCTCGCGTGCGAGTTCGGCTTCCATCATCACGCGCTGAATCCACGGCAGGGGGATGGAGTCGGCGCGGGACACCGTGAGGCATCCCGCGCCGTCGTCCCATTCGACCTTCGCGCGCGACGGGCTGACGGTGACGACGATCCCGTTGCGGCCGACTGCAGCCCACCCGGTCTTCGTCGTGCCGATGAGAAAGCCCTTCGTCATGAGCCATCGCTTCGCGGCTGGCCACTGTTCTTCGATGGTCTTGCGGCTCATCGTTGGCCCTCGAGGTCGGTCGGGATCGCGTGATCGTTGACGAGGCGGCTCACCCATCCGACGTTCCGGCAGGTGCGGCATCCGCTGCCGTGGCAGACCGGGCATTCGCGAGCGGGCGTCGCCCCTTCGACGGCGGCGATGGCGTTCGCGAGGTCGCTGCCGATGGCGTCGCGGTTGAGGAATACGCCGTGCGGCCCGTCGGCAAGGTCGAGCGCCATGCGCTTCGCGGCGCGCAGCGTTTCGCGGAGCTCGTTCATCGCCTCGCGAGCGGCATCCATCGCCGGGAGTTCGGCGCCGGCAGCGTCGCCGGCGTCGCCTGCATCAGCGTCTTCGCTGGTGTCGACTTCCTCCGCCGGACGGCGGCAGGCCGCGACGAAGGGATGCGTCACGGCGCAGAGGCGGGCGATTTCGCGGTCGCTCTTGTCTTGGTATCCCGGCAGGCCGAGGACCATCGCGACGGCGCGCTTCTTGTCGGCGTTGGTGCGTCGCACGCCGTGTGCGGCGTTGCTGCCCGCGGCGATGAGCACGGCGTCGACCATCGTTCCCGGCGTGACGTTGGCGAGGATGCGGTCTTGGCCGAGGCGTCGCGCGGCTTCAACGCGATGGAACCCATCGGCGAGCCACAAGGTCGTCCCGTCATCGACGACCGCGACCGGGGGGAAGGCGTGCCCGTCTTGCAGCGCGTCGGCGTACTCGGCGACTGCGTCTTCGGTCATCTGTGCGCGGGCTTGCGTGCCTCCGTCCATGCGGAGGGCGTCGAGCGGAACGTGGCGGGGGTTTCGTGCGTTGCGTGGCATGTGTGTGTTTCCGTGCCCTCCGAGAGGGCCGAGAGCTGAGCGACCCCCGCTCAATCCTCGCGGGGGCGCGTGCCGCTCCTTTCGGGCGTCGGCGTCGCGCTGCACGTATGTCCATTTCCGCCGGAGGTACGGCGCGCTTCACGTGCTGAGCGCGGCGGCTACGTTGCCGCCGGGGCGAGGTAGGGTCAGTCCTCGCCGCGAGCCGCGTGGCAATCGTTACCACGCGACCATCCTCTGGTGCCCTACCACGGCGGCACCTCTCCGGCTGCGCGACCCGCAGGTCTTCGTCCGTGCGCAGCACCGGGTACTGGGTTGTGGTCGGCGCGGGGAGCGTACTGCTCGCCCCCCGCGCCGAGAAGCGATCACGGTTCCGTCGTCGGGGGCGTGCTCGCTTCGGAGGTCTTGCGTTCGATCCATGCGTCGGCGCCCTTCGACCAGGCGCGCGGCCAGTTCGCGAGGTCGCTCGGCGGGTCGAGGTTCTTCGATTTCATGTCGGCGATCATGTCCGCGAGCGCAAGGCCCGCGGCCTTGAGCTTGCGCCGGATTGCGCCCGCGCCCGCGACGCCGATCACCTCGACCGCGACGGTCTCGGCGTCGTTGCGCCGATCAATCTCGTTCTCGTCTTCCTTCGGCATCTGCAGGAGATCGCGCACGAAGTACGCTTGCTGCGTCGTGAGCGCTCCGGCCATCGCCTTGTCGAACGGCCGACCGTTGCCTTCGAGGATCGGCCACGGCAGATCGACGAAGTCGCGGGTCTCGCCGCTCTCATGGTCGAGGCGGAAGGACGACACGAGCATCGGCATGTTGCCGTCGACCACGTGCCACGACACGCGCGACACGGCGAGTCCGGCGGCATTGAGCGCCTCGCGCGCACCCGCAAGCATCGTTTCGGCGCTTGCATAATTGTACTTGTGGTGCGCGTTGTAGGCGTCTTTGCCGACGGGTCGGACGAGGGATTGCGCGCGCACGAGCGCGGCGCTGAGGTGCGGGGTCGCCGTCATGACTTGCCTCCTGCCTTCCGAACGTCGAAGCGTCGGTAGGTCGTTGCCTTCTTCATGTCGGCCGCCTCGGGCCACCGTGCGACGATCGCCGCGGTGTCGAGCCCGGTGCGGCTCACGTTGTGGAATCGGACCGTCCAGGTGCCGTCGCTCGCGGTATCGGCGTCGCCCATGGCGTGCAGCACGGCCGACTTCGCGGCTTCGTACTTCGCTTCCGCGGCCGCAAGTTCGTCGCGGGCGATGCGCTCGCGCGCAATCAGCGTCGCGTCGATGTCGACCTTCTTGGCTTCGCGACGCACGCGAGCGAGCACGTCGGGCGACGGCGTCGCGTCGGGTTCCTTGCCTTCGACCACGTGCTTTGCCCACCATTCCTCGCAGCGCGCCTCGATCTCCGCGCATACGTCTTCGTCGCGTTCGATGCGGTAGAGCGCGAACGCGAAGCCGAATGCGGCAGAGAGCTTCGCCACGTGCGCGACGTTGCTTTCGGCGCAGAGCATCTGGAACTGCACCTGCAGCGCGACGCGCTCGGGCACTTCGCTTGACCCGGCAGGACCCCATCCGTCGGTCACGCTGGTCGTCTTGGCTTCGACGATCTCGCCGCCCTTGGCGAAGCGGTCGAGCATGCCGTCGATGTTGGCGCGCATCACGCCGCGGACGAAGGTGCTCGTCGGCGCGACGACCTTGCGGCCGAGTTCCTCGCCCGCGAGGTCGAGCAGCACGCGCTCGAAGGCGGTGCCGATCCGCATCGCGTCGTTGGCGGGTGCCGCGTCGGCGCGCCCGGTCTTCACGGCCCATACGTCCCATGCCGTTCTCCACGGGTCTCGCCCGAGGATCGCCGCGATCTCGCTCGAGCCGAGGCCCGAGTCGCGCGCGGCGAGTTGCTTCTCCGTGATCGTCATCGCTGTCTCCGTGAATGACCACGCCCCTCGCCGGGTTGTGCGGACCCGCAGGCGAGGGGCGTGGTGTTGGTGTCATCGGTCCGCACGGCGCGAATCATAACGACGCCGCCACGGTTGTAAAGGGGCTACGCTCGCGGTCGTCCGGGCGGGCGTCGCTCGAAGCGCGGAAGGTCTCGACGATGCCATACCTTCGCCGTGCCCACGATCATCGCGGGTTCGATGCCGCGCGCTTCGGCGAGTTGCCGAACGCGTTGCGCGCTCACGCGGAGCATCTTGGCGACTTCGGCGGTGGTAACGACTTCCATCGCCGGAAGGGTAAGCGATCTTTGACCGGTTGACAACTCACGCCTCCCTTTCTTTCATCAATCGAACCGCTGATGCCATGCCGACCAGGAACGCATTCAACTGCTCCTCGGTCGCGATGAACGGCATCGACATGCCGTGCATGGTGACTGATGCGATGGCGCCGTTGTTGTTGACGGTGCGCTCGAACTTGATGCGATCGCCGAACTGCTTCGACATTCGTTGCGCGAGATCGTCGTTGACGTTGCGAAGGATCTCGTCCATCAGATCCTCGGTCACCTCGAGCACTTCGGCCGCTTCGCCGTTGAGAAGGACCTCGATGAGTTCCTTGATCTCGGGCGGCATTTCGTTGGGGTTGCTCACGGCGTCGCCTTTCGCACGAGGCGGCGGCGCCCATCGGGCGCGATCACGACGCACGGGTAGCCGCGCTTGAGGGCGAAGCCGATCACCGCCTTGATCTCGGGATGATCGGCAGCTCGCGGCGCGTCTTCGTTGATGACGACCGTTTGCTTCCCGTCCACGACATGGGTGCGAACGATGCACCGGGTCTTTCGCGGCGTCGCCTCGAGCGGCAGCAACCCACCCGCCCACGCGCATACGAAGTCGCGACAGGGTTTCCATCGCGTCTCGTATGCGGCGCAGTGATTCGTCGCGCAGCCGTCGCGACCTGCGAGGCGGGCATTCTCGCACCATTGCCCGTGCGGTTTCTTGGTGCCGTCGTCGCGGTCGATCTCCATCAACTTGCAGCACATGGAGCATTCCCCGCAGGGTCGGACTTGGTGCAGGACGTTGAGCGCGAGCTCGGTCATCGGATCACCTCGGGCATGGCGCGCGCGCTTGCCTCCGCGGGCGTGAGGATGTTGGGCGGGAGGATAGTGCGACCGAAGCGTCGCGCCCACCGCTCGACGGCGGCTTCGAGTTCGTAGGCCGCGGCCGTCCATTCGTGCTCGTTGTCGAGGTCGACATGCCCCATGCGGGCGTTGGCGACGCGGAGGACGAGCGACTCGTTGGCGGCTCCGATGCCGTTGGGATCACGGCGACAGAGTTCGACGGCGATGGCGATACGGCGGTCGGGGGCGAGGACAGGGAAGGCGCTTGCGATGGTGTTCATGGGTGTCTCCTTGGGTGATGGGTCAAGCGAACAGGGTCGAGCCCTTGACGTTTCGCATCGTCGGGGCGGTACGGTCGAGGGTCAGGGTCGTCGGCGCCCCGCGGCGGAACAGGTGCCGCACGGTCACGGTGTCGTCGTCGATCGACGGCGCGGCGGCGACGTTGGAGCCGATGAGCGTGAGCGTCGCCTTGCCGTGTTGCATCGTCGTGCGCGCAAGCGGGTTGCCGCGACGCGCGTAGACGATGCGCGGGTCGGTGCCGCCGAACAGGGCAATCGTCGCGAGGGGTGCGCCGTGCGCGACGGCGTTGATCGACGCGCGGAAAGCGCCCGCGGCGCCGTTCGCGGCATGCGATTCGACGAGGCGCGCAAGCACTTCCGAGTCGCACTCGCTCGTGCAGAGAAGGCCGTGCTCGCGGGCGAGTCGTTCGTGCGATGGGATGATGCCATTGTGGGCGAGGAATCCGCCCGCGCACGTGAACGGGTGAGCGCACGCGAGGTCTTCGGCGGCGCCGTGCGTCGCCCATCGTGTATGGCCGATCATCGCGGTCGCCGTCGAGGCGATATCGGCGATGATCTCGAGGCCGTCGGTGACGGGGCCGATCGCTCGGTAGGACCGGATCGTGCCGATGGAGTCGAGCCACGCGATGCCCCACGCGTGATGGCCGCGCGTGACTTGCGCCGCGGCGAGTCGGCACGCGGAACGGGGGCAGAGGGTTGCGTCGGGGGTCGAGGTGAACAGGGCAAACAGTCCGCACATTGTGATGGTCTCCGTGTTGGTGATGGTGAGGGAATCAGTCGACTTCGGCGGTGTCGTGCATGTCGTACTTCTTGGCCATGCGCACGAGCTGCTTCCGCATGAACTCATGGCCGTAGGTCGGGTGCGCGAACTGCCCGCGCGTCGCGCTCTTGCCGTTCCACACGAACAGGTCGTTGAGCATCGCTTTCACGAGGCGCTCGCCGCGACCCTCGCCGCGCTCGCGCGCGACGCTCGTCTCGGGCATGTCGAACGTCTTGGCGCGGTGGCCGTTGAGCGCGGCCTCGACGAGCGCGAGAGCGAGCATCGTCCACGCGACGATCTTCTTGGGGTTGACGCTGCCGCTGAACACGCGGAACTCGACGGTCGGCTGCGATCCCGACAGGAGCGGCATGAGGTTCAGAGTGTGGTAGCGGTTCGCGTTGATCGCGGTGCGCACGGTCGCGGTCGAGGTGTAGCGCGCGGTGCGCACGTTGGGGGTCTTGATGGAGCGGCAGTAGTGGTTCTCTTCGCGGCTCTTGGTGCCCGTCGTCGCGAACAAGGCGGCCTCCCAATGCGCGACGAGGTGCACGAGGCGACGAACGGCGGCGAGGTCGTTGGTCGGGAAGCCGACATGAATGTGGACGCCGCACGTGCGATTCACCTTGGCGCCCATCGCGGCGATGCGCTCGACGGCGATCGCGACGTTGTCGAGGCCATCGGCGCCGCGGAGGACGGGCGACACGAACTCGACGCCTTGCATGTTCGGCACGTTGATGCTGCCGTCGGACGAGGCGCGCCACGCGCCGCTCACGATGCCGCGCTCGGGCATGTTCGGCACGGTGCGGCCGTTGTGGTAGCCGCCGACGGCGAGGTTGCGCGAGAAGGGAACGCCCGTTTCGATCTCGACGCCGAAGGTGAGCGCGGTCACGGCGGGAAGGGTCGGAGCGGCGGTAGACATGGTGGCGGTGGTAGGCATGGTGTTGATCCGTTGGGGTGCGTGTTGGGTCAGCGAATGACGGTCTCGCCCTCGGTCATCTTTTCGATGGTGATGTCGTCGATAAGGTCGGCGAACCAATCGGTCGCGAGGCGGTTCGACTTGCCGTGCTTTTCGAGGCCGCGGATGAGGTGGCCCTTCGCGGCGGCCGCGGTCGTGCCGATGGCGGAGAAGGTGAAGTGCCGAGATTCGACGGTCGCGATGTAGATGGTCATGGGTGTCTCGTGTTCGGGGTTGCGAATCAGCGCGGTGCTGATGGGTGAACTATACCGTCGTCGAAAGGGTTGTACAGGGGGTATATCAAATATTTCGCAGATTTCTTTCGGCGGCTATTGGACGCCGTAGGACGGGCGTACAGGGAGGGGGCGCGTTTCGGGCGTGGCGAGGGGGATCGTGCGCGGGAACGCCGTACAGGGCAACGTAGGCGGCGCGACGGGGAACGGAACGCGCCCCGGACCGCGAGGTCTACGGGGCGCGCTTCCGGGGGTCAGGTCCGGTCGGGCAGTCTCGCACGCACTTGCGGGCGATCCTCGTCAGGGCGCCGCGCCGGACGGAGGGATCGTATCACCTTGCGGCCGTTCATCAACCGTCGGCCACTTGTTGAGCGGGCAGGTCGCGGCTGGCATTCGCGCCTTGATCGTGAGCTCGGCTCGCGCGTTGCGACCGCACCCGCACTTCTTGCACCAACCGACCTGCGGATCGGCCACGGCGTCGAGTTCCGGGCACGCCGTGCACGCCTTGATGCGCAGCGCGTACTGGTCGTCCGGCAGTGGACCGCTCATCCTGAGCGACGCTTCCGCCTTCATCCATGCCGCAGCCTTCGACAACAACCCGGGATTTCCAGCCGTGCGCTGCGCGATGCGTTCATGCAACGCTCGCCGATCCGCTTCCACGCCATCCGCGATTTCCTGCGGCGGCTTTGGTTGATGCGATTTCACGACGATCGTGCCGGCGTCGTCGTTGAGTTCGATTTCCCAGTGCGCGTATTGCGTCTGGAACTTGAAGGCGTGAACTTTCTTGCTCATCGCGTCACCGTGAAAAGGTAATCCCATTCACCATATGAACCGCTCTGCGAGATAAGGCATCCGGAAAATGTCCTGAACGCGTCCTCGCAGTTGTTGCCATTGATCTCTGGGCAGCAACAGTTGGCTTCCGACTCGAACGGGTCGCAGCTCCACGCGTACACGCTGCCTCCATAGTTGCTGGTGCACTGCGTGAATGTGTTCACGACCGTAGTGCCTTGGCCGTTCGGGGGGAAATCCCGCGTCGCGAGGCTTCCCCAAGACCCGCCCCCTATGAATCCCGGCGGATACGTGCATGGGTTCGTGTTCGTGACCGTGAACGGGCACCAGATGATGGCTGGCTCCCCGCCGCACTGATTTCCGTATGCCGTCGTGTAGCTGCCATATGGAACTTGGCCCGAAGGTTGAGTTCCCGGCACGTAGCCCTGGCAGTCGAACGCCGCGTATATCGCGTTCTGCTCGTTGTCCCACGATCTTGCGAAGCCCGAGCATAAGGCCGACACGGATGCTTCCGTCCAGCCGTTGTCGGCCGCGAACGCCCAGAAAGTCGTGCCTCCCCACGTAGTGACTCCTGAGTGCGGCGCGAAACCGCTGATGTCATATCCCATCAGTGACCACGGAGTCACCACGTTGATCGTGCCAACGAGGATCGAGTACGGCGGGTTCGCAATCGTAATCAGCGGCGCGCGTCGCGATTGTCCTGCCGCGAGCACGTAGGCGCGGATCGTGTACACGGTCAACCCGGTCATGGTCGATGGACCCTGCGCTTCAAATACATCCGTGAACTGCTGCGGGTCGACTGAGAAAGCGGCGATTGATCCGCCTGCGGCGTATTGCTTCACGAGCTGCACGGGCGCCGCTGTCTGTGTGTCGACTTCCGTGAACACTTGCCCGATCGTCTTGCCGGTTGTCGTCGTTTCGTACACGATCGTTCCGGCCGTGTTGCGGATCACGAACTTCGTCGAGGTGATTTCCCACGTGCTCGCGACGCTGCTCGATGTCTGCCTTCGGATGGTCCAGATGCTCGGCGCTTGCGTGACGTATGGCGGCCCAGTGTGAAGGACCCGGTACGGGCCCGGGACACCTCCGCTGCTTCCGTCGCAGTTGATGGCCTGCGCTTGCGGGACAAGCGACCAACTTTCCGACGAACCGCACGGCCCAAGCGCTTCGCAGGACCACGCGAGGCGCGCTGCGACCGGAAGCTCATACTCAACTCGCACGGCGCTGTACGTCGCCGCTACGCCGACCGGATTGCCCGATGCCGTGATGAAGTATGCGCCGGTTGTCACTTGTCCTTGCGACTTGAATGGGATGGATACGCATCCTGTGAAAGACGCGTACGCCTGATACAAGTTGTCCCAACAGACTGCACCGAACGAAAATGGACAATCACATGCCTTGTAGTTGATGACGAGCGCCGAGCCGCATCCCGTGGGCGGCGGCGTGTACACCGGCGGATCTTGCCCTGGTTCTCCCGGACACGCGGCTTCTAGGCCGCATTGACATCCGCCCGTGTACTTTCTCTCTGCGATCAAGTTCTCGCACATCAGGTACGAGTAGCACAATGTGATCGGGGAGTAGGTGTCTTGCGCGAGGCACGGGTCCGGCTGCGGTGGCTCTCCATCGCAACAGCATTCGGCGGGCGTGAGCGTCATGGTGCTTCGGCCTCGACGAACGACGGCGGCACGCAGTACCACCCTTCGGGAATCGTCACGGCGTTGTCGGACAGTCGCCACCCGTTGTCGTCGCGCACGTACACGCGGCCGCGCATATCAGGTCCCGTCCTGATCGGGCTGTTCTCGCTCACGAGCACCGCTCGCGTGCATCCACTTCCGCACACGATCCCCGGCGCGACGCAGAGCGCCAGCATCAGTCGGCGCGTCACTCGCCTTGCCGCGGTCGCTTGCGAGTCGATGCACCCACGCGAGCAGCGAGTCCAGGATGGCGCGCAGCAGGGCATACACCTCAGGCCTTCGCGCTGTCCTTGGCGAAGATCAGACCAACGCCTGCGATGATTGCGGCGATGAGCGCGGCCCAATCGGGATGGGTTGCGGGGTCCGCGTCGGTGAGCGCGGTGAGCGCTGCTCCGCCCGCGACGAGGATCGCGGCGACTCCTGCGCCGGTGGTCTTCCACGACTTGCCCTGCAGTGCTTCGGTGATCTTGCTCATGGGAGTCTCCTTTCGAGCTTGGTTTCGATCTTGTCGAGTCGCGCGTTCGCTGCTTGCTGCTGCGTGACGAGCTGCATCAGCAGGCGATCATGGTGGACGAATGCACCGAGCACCGCTCCCATGATCGTCGTCGCAAGCGCTCCGATGGCGAGCCAGTCGCGCAGCGACAGCTTCACGGTGTTGTCTGCCTCTCTCGTCATTTCCTCATCCTATCAATCGAGTCGCTTCAAGTCATCCGATGCGGACGGCTACGAGCCCGGTGACGCGCGGTATCTCGTTGTTCGGCGATACCGCCACGGCGTCGATGTAGGCGTCTGCGCCCTTGCCCTTGAGGTAGATCGCCAATGAGCCCGCCGTCGTGATGAGCGTCGTGCAGCTTGTGCTCGCGGGATTGTCGATCGTTGAGTTGATTGCCGCGCCTGCCCATTCGACGTTCGATGCGTCGATGACTTGGAACTCGGCCGCGTTCACGTCGCCAATCCCCATCGTCATGACGTTGGCCGTCACAAGCCACGTGCCTTGCGTGAGCGTGAGCTGCGCGATGGTCGTGAAGGTCTTCGAGGCAAGCGTCACGGGCCCGGCCGAAAGCCATATTTCGAGGTAGGACAGGTCAACGTACTTGCGACTCCAACGCGACTGCGCTGTTTCCCACTGGAGCACGTCGCCGTCCGATGGCGCGCCGCTCTGCACGTTGTTGCCGTGGATCTTGTGGACGGTCGGATCCGGGTAGGTGCCTTGCAGGTCGCCGCCCGCCGATCCGACCGGCAGCGCCTTGACCGCCTTGCCTCCGGTCGTCGTACCGTCGCCGACGTACAGGCGGTCCGTGTCGGTGACCCACAGCGGCTCGCCTTCGTCCGCGATGAAGGTGCGATTCGCTTCGAGGCCGCGTCTGATCTGCAGTGCCATGCTCGTGCTCCTTGCTGCTTACGTGAACTCGCCGAAGTCGAGGATCGTTTCGTTCGGCGCCGCGAAGGTTTCGCCGTCGTACGCAATCGCCGCGGGGTCGGGCTCGAGGAACGTGCCGTAGTCGTAGGCGTTCGTGACGGGTTGCGGCGGTTCTGGGCATATCCCGTCGATCGGATTCGCTGCGCTGAACTCGAGCTTCAGCACGCCGGCAACGTCTCGCACCATCAACAGGTGCACGACTGCGCCTTCCGGCACGGGCTTGAGCTCGAATCCTTCGTGGTCCGTCAGTTCGACGCCGTCTGGTTCGAGCACCGCGTAGCCGTAGGCGACCGTCTCGGTGTTCGCCGCTTCGAGGGTGTTGAGCGCCTTGCTCATGCCCGGCGTGTCGTTTGTCAACGCGGATAGGGCGTCGGCACCGTATGTCGTCTCGTTTGCGACGCGGCGCACCTGCGTCCAGGCGTACTCCCATCGTGCCACGTTGTCGAGCTTCGTGGCTTCGCCGATTGCGACGGTGATCCATCGCGGGTTGTCGCGGAGGTTGCCCAGTTGACCGTTCGTCACGGCGAGCTGGGCCTTGACGTAGTCGACCGCCTGCACGAGGTCCTTCCACGTGGCGGGCGTCAGCGCGCCGAGTCCGGTCGTGATGGCTGGCTTCATCGCCATCAGGTCACGATCCCCATGCTCGCGAAGTTGTAGGTCGCTTGGAACGGCTGCCGCCACACGACGAGCGACGCGTTGCAAAGGCCGTTTCCGTCCGGCGTGCTCAGCCGCGGCCTGGCGTCGAGGTCTCGGATCGCGACTTGGCGGCAGTGCGCGTAGTCGTCATAGACGAACTTGTACTGCACTTCGTACTTGTTGATGCCGACGCGCTTGGCCGTCGCGCCCGTGAACAACACGAACCCGGCGGCTGCGCCCAACCACGATGCGCTGTTTCGCTTGCCAAGCGCGGCACGGATGGCGACGGCATTGTTGTCGGCGCGATAGTTCGTGATCGACAACTCTTGCGTCGGTATGAGCGTCGTGACCGGCTGCCCGCCTTGGTCGATCGGGGTGCCCCCGATATCGCTGTTGCCCGGCGTGTTGAGGTTAGCCGGTGCCGCGGCTCCGGAGCGATAGAAGTCCACCGCCGTCGCGCTGCTGTTCATGTCGAGCGCGACGAACTCATCGTCCACGGTCTCGGAGTTGAACGTAAGGACCACCGACCATGCGCGGCCCGCGGTGTCCTCGATGCTGTCGACCTGCTTCGTCGCGAGAAACGCCTGGACCCCGAGCACGGTTTCGGTTGTACCGAACGCCGGAAGCGCGGTCATCACGTCGTTGTACGTCAGTGCCGAACCGTCGCTCGCCGTCGCGATGTATTCCTCGGTGTAAGTGCTCGTGTCGTCCGACCCTGCGGACGCGGCGATCTTCTTGATGTCGAGGACGACTGCGGGCATTACGTCAACACTCCTGCGAAGGCTCGCGTATTGGCTTCGATCTGCTTCAGCACCGACAGCGTCTGGTCTTCAAGCATGGTTCCGGTGCCGCGACTGCCGCCCTGCTCGGCGGCCGCCATCAGCAGGCCGGACGTTGCGACGGTCGCTCCGGCAATCTGCTCGAGCATGCGCGCCGAGGTGCTCTGCACGTCGAGCTGCTGCTCGGCGATCCGCACGGAGCTCATCATGCCCGGGAGCTTGATGGAGCCGAGCGCGGTCTGCACCGAATCGGGACCGGCGGCCGCTGCCTTGTCTTCCTGCGCCGCGTCCTTCTTCTTGGATGCGTCGATCTTGTCCTGGAGCGCAAGGCCCTTGGCGATCTCGTCGGCGGTTGCCCCGGCCGCGCGCAGTCGTTCCTCGAGCAGCTCGCGCTCGCTCATCGTGGCGCGCTTCGCTTGGTCTTCGAGGTCGCGCAGCATGTTGCCGACCTGCGTATCGCGAAGCGCCCCAAGCGCGCGCGTGATCTGGTCCTCGGTGGCGTTGAGTGCTTCGAGGCGCCGCCGCATCAGTTCCATCTCTGATTTCCCGGCGTCGTCTGCGGCGCGCGTAACGTCGGCGAGGATGCGCTCCACCTCGGCGGCGTTGTTCGCCGCGGTCTCCATCGCCGCCAGTTCGTTCTGCAATCGGACCGCTTCGTCGATCTGCGCCTGCGTCGCGCCAAGCGACGCAAGCTGCGCGGTCGCCAGTTCCGCCGCACTCTTGCCAAACTCATCGACCTTGCGCCGCATGTCGTCGAGCTGCGCCGCGATCTTGTTGTTGGCCTCGGTGTCCTTGATCGTCTTCGCGTAGACCTGTGCCGCCTTGATTTGATCCTCGGTCGCCCCGAGTCGCTTCAAGTCGATTTCGAGCATCATCTCCTCGCCGAGCACGAGGCGCTCCATCTTGGTCGCGAGGTCTTCAAGCGTCTTGCCGACTTGGCGCTCGGCTTCCGCCTTGTTCTGCGCGTCCGTCAGTTGCTGCTGCAGTTCAAGCGCCTCGCCGATCTGTTGTTCGGTCGCGTTGAGCTTGCGGAGCTGCTGCTCCATCAACTCGTCCGGATATGCGCCGACGGCGGCGATGTCGTCACGCAGTTTGCTGATGATCTTCGCTACCTCTTCTGCCTTGGCGACGCTTGCCGGATCGACGACGGGCGCGGCTTCCGACGCGGCAACCGGCGAGTCGGCAACGGCACGGCGCGTGGCCTCGAAGTCCTGCAGCGTCTTCGTCAACTCTCCGGCTTCGCCCTTGGCGTTCGCCAACCATGTCGTCGCCGCGGTCGCGAAGCGATCTCCCGCGTCGTTGAAGTCCTGCGCCGATCGCGTGAATGCGTCGGTCTTCATGTTGTCGGCCACCTGCGTGAGCCGCTCGAGGCCCGCCGTCGGGATCTCGATGCCGGGAATAAGGTTGACCGCTTCGACGATGCCGAGGATCGTGCGCAGCACCTTGTGGACCGCGTCGAGCATGACGCCGGATACGAATCCGTTGATCGCCTGCAGCACGTTCAGGATGCCCATCAACGCCTCATACGTCGGTCGCAATCCGTCGAGGAACACGGTCGTAAGCGCCGCAAGGCCGCTCATCGTGCGATACAGGTCGTCCGCGTTGGCCGACAGCAGTTCCTTCAGGCCGTCTGTGACTTTCTGCAGCAACGGCGCGAACGGCGCGACGGCTTCGGCGAGCAGCCGCTCGAACGCGAGCCCGAGCGTATCGACCGAATCCTGCAGCGACGCCAACGCCTGCACGCTGCCTTCGCGAATCGAGAACGCCGCCGCTTCCTTGTTGAGTGCGTCCATTTCCTCGGCGGTCAGTTTGACCATGCCCGCGAGGCCCGCGCCGCCCTTGCCAAAGATGTCGCGCAGTGCCTTCACTTTCTCCGTGTGCGTCGGCAGCTCGCGGATCTTGCCGATGATTTCCTCGAAGGACTTCGTCGCGTCTTGCGTGCTGAGTTTGCCGATGTCGAGGCCAAGGCGCTGGAACGCCTTCGCGGATTCCTGGCTGCCTTGTGCCGCGCTTGCGAGCGCGAACTGCATCTTCGTGATGCTCGCGCGGATCTTCTCGGGTCCCGCGCCGGCCGCGGTGCCGATGTATTCGAGGCGTTGGAATCCTTCCGCCGTCGTGCCGAGTTCGTCGGCCGTTTCCTTGAGTTGGTCGCCGAGCTTGGCCGCCTTCAGCGTTGCCATGACAATCGCCGCACCAACGGCCGCGACCGCGACGGCCGCTGCGGTCGCGCCGAGCGCCGCCGCGGCGAACGGATTCGCGAGCAGTCCGACAGCGTCGCCGAACATGCCGACCATCTTGCTGCCGCTCTGCGCGACGTTGGCGATGCCTTGCAGGCCACTCATGATGCGCGCGGCTCCGGCGCCGAGGTCGCCCGGCAGCACGGACGCAAGCATGCCGCCCGCACCCATTGCGATGCCGCCGATGGAGTTCGCCCATTGTCCGAGGCGTCCTTTGGCTTCCGCCAACGACTTCTCCATCGGCTTGGTATCGGCGCCGATCTTCACGAACAGGTTGCCGATGGTTGCCATATCAACAGGCTTTCTGCTGAGCGGTGGTAACGGTTTCCATCAACGCGGCGCCTTCTTCAGCAGCGGCCCGAACGCCGTCGCCAGCGCATCCGGGTCGCTGATGTCGAGCGTGTCGCGCTCGAGGAACGGCATGAAGTCGCCCGGCTTGAAGGCCTTCGACCCACGCTTGCGGTGCTGGTTTGCGATGAGCGAACAGAGAAGGCCACCGACCAGATCGACGCGCGCCCATCCAATCGGTTCGAGGCGATCGAACGCCATCCACTCCGAGAGTTCCTCGGAGCTCATGCGCGCGAGCATGTCCTCGACCGTCATGCCGAGCTGCGCCGCGAGGCGGAAGATGAACCTCCGCCCCGGGCGCGCTTTCAGTTTCCCGCGAGGTCGTCCACGTCGGTCGGGCTGAGGCCCGAAAGCTGCTGCGCGATCGTGAACAGGCGGTCGATGACGGCGGCAGGAACGGCGCCGAGAGCGTCGGCTTCATGATCGGCGAACACGCGCTCGCCGTTGGCGTCGCAGATCGAACGCACGAGCAGGCGCGCTCGCACGTTGTCCATGTTGAGGCCGCGTGCCTTGCCCTTGCCCGCCATGCACGACGCCTCGAACGCGTCGCGTTCGCGCGCGGACAGGCCGCGCACGAAGATCGGCGCATCGAGACCGTCGATCTCGACGCGCTCGATCTTCGTGCTGCGTGCCAATGCGAGGATGGCGTCTTTGGAAGCATGCGATGCAGTCGGGGTATTCATGTCCCCATCGTAAGCCTTGCGACGCCGTCTCGCAACCGCTTACGCGGGCGCGCCGAACGTCACGACGCCGTCGATGCGGAGCGTCAGGTTGCCCGTGAGCGCCGCGTCGACTCCGGCTTCGATGCTGAACGACTGCTCGAACGCGTTGAACGACACGGTCTGCGTCTTGCCTCCGCCGACCTGGTACACGATCGACCACGCGGAGGAAGTCGATGAACCCGTCGCCGGTACATAGTCGTCGAGCGTGTCGTCGTAGTTGAAGCTCACCTCGACGGTGCCGGAGTCAACGGTACCCATGAGGTACGTCTTCGCCGTGTCCGTGAGCGCCGTCACGTCGATTTCCGTGCGCGTGATGCCGGACAGGCTGATCGAGGTGATGTCGCCGAGCGTCGAGGCGCCCTTCTTGATGATGGTGTTGTAGCTGCTGTTGGCTGCCATTGTGATATCCCTTGTGGGTGTTGGTGCGGATGGAAGTGCCCTACATGATGAGGGTCGAGAGGTACTTGAGCGAAACGTTCGTTTGCAGGCGGATTGCGATCGTCTGCGTCAACTGCGCATCGACGGCCGCGTTTCGCGAGGTATCGCGCATGATCCCCTCGAACGAAAACTGCTGATAGCGGTCGGCCGGCGGGTTGTCCGGAATCGTGACGGCGACGGCGTAGTTCAGGCGTTGCCCTTGATAGGTCGCGAACAGCTGCGCGGTCGATTGCTTCACGTTCGCGTCGATGTTGATTTCGAGCTCGAGCGTGCCGAGGTCGATCGTGCCTTGTCTCGCGGATCGCGTCGTCGTCGTGAGGTCCGGGGCGACGATTTCGTTGTACGCCCCGGTCGGAACGAACTTCCACGACAACACCTGCGCGACGGTCGTTGAAAACGCCGACGTCTCATCGAAGAACGCGCCGAACTTGACGTAGGTGGTTTGCGATAGGAGCGGCATCAGAGCGTCTCGTGCATCACGCGGATCGTCAGCGCGGCCGCGTACACGCCTTGATTCTCGCCCGCGATGGGCTCGAAGTAGGCGGTCTCGAACGAGTCGAGCGTGAGGCCGCGAATCACGACGCCGCCAGTTTCCCCGCTGTACCCGTCGAATACAACCCCGCAGGCGTTGAGGATGTTCCGGCACGCGAGGCGCGTCGTTGCGTAGGCGGTGATCGTTACGTCGGTGCGCGTCAACGAGGCATGCGGCCCGGCGAGCGTCTTGATCGGTTCGCCGTAGCCGATGCGATAGACGATGGCCGGGAGCGTTCCGTCCTTCTTGCGAACGTCCGGCGTGATCGACGCGAGCGGGACTAGGCTCGTCACGCCTTTCGTGTTCAGCAGCGAGTAGATGGCTTGCTCGATTACGGCCATCAGAGCACCGCCTCCATCGCCTTCGCGAACTGCTTCTTGCCGATGGACGGGTCGCGGGCGAGCGCCACAATCGCCTGCTGCACGAGCCGCCGGGCCCGTGGCGCGACGCGTTCAAAGGCGCTCGTCATGAACTCCGTCCCTTCGATCTCGACAGGCTGCGCGCGTGGCTTGCCGCGATACGCGACCTTCAGCGTCCACCCGAACTCGATGAGGTGCGCGAGCTGCGCCTTGCGTCCTGGCGGAATCTTGTTCACGTTCTTGCCGCGCTTCGGGTAGCGCACGGCGACGTTGCCGTACACGCCTTTCTTCGGCTTGATTCCGACGCGTACCTTGATCGCGCGAGCGACTTCGTCGCGCAGGGACCCATCCTCGTCTCGCTTGCTTTCGCGCGACTCCATGCCGCTGCGGATCGGGATGTTGTGGACCAAGGCGCGCGCTTCTTTGGCGACGGCCATCAGGCCGGGTCTGATGGCGCGTCGGTACAGATTCGTCTGCGCTCGGCCGGGCAGCGCCGCGAGCGCGGCGATGGTGTCGTCGATTCCCTCGACGCCTTGCAGCTGCACGCGCACGGCGTCGAGGTTGAGCTTCAACCCCTTTGCGTATGTCTGCCGGGTTGCCGCTGCGAAGCGATTCATGCGACGACCTCCTTCGCAAGCACGAGCTGATAGTGCTTGATCTCGGTCGGATCGGTGATCGACACGACCTCGAAGTATCGAATCGCCGCGCCGTTGCCGCGGTCAAACTTCAATCGCGAGCCGGTCGTGATGCCGTGCGCCCATGCTCGCACGGTGATCTTGTGCGAGCAGGCGGCTTGCTGCCCGCCCGCGTACGGGCCTTCGGTACCTTGCATCGTTTCGATGGCGGCTCGCACGGTCGAGCCATCGGTCCATTCGCGCGATGGTTGTCCGGTTGCGTCGACCCCGGCCGACGGGTTCTGCACCGTCAGCGCGAAGCGCATGCTCGCGGCCTTCAGGCTCACGCGAACCACCTCGTCCGCACGAAGGTCTTGCAGAGGGCGTCTACGGCGTGCGGCGCTTCCCGAAGATTCTCGGCGAGCGCCGTTTCGCGCGCGTTGTCGTACCAGTGTCCGAACACCAACAGTATCGCCTGCTTCAGCGTCTGCGGAACGTCGGCGGCGAGCGCGTAGCCCGCGACGTAGGTCACTTGCGCGCCCCAGACTCCGTACTCGACGCCGACCCCCGGCCAGTTGTAGCCGCGGTTCAGCGTGATCCGTGCGGTCGCGGCGTCGGTGTCGAGCGCATAGGCGGCGCTCGCGAGCGTCTGCGTCGCCCCTGCCGAATCGACGTACTGCACCGAGGTCACGCTTTGAACGGGGTAGGCGGGCAGCATCACCGCGTTCCCGATCGGGAACTGGTCGAGCCGGAGGCGGAACGTGCGCTGCATCAGCGGCGCCTTGATGAGCGCCTCGACGTATTCACGCGCCGCGATCAACTGCGCCGCGATGAGCGCGTCGTCGATCGTGTGGTCGATGTTGGAGTGCGCCTTCGCCTCGGCGACGGTGACGGGCTCCGTCGCCGGTGCCGACGTTGCCGCGTGCGAGAGGTACGTCGCGCCGTCGAGGATCGTCGGCATCGTCACTCCTTGGTCGTGCGACTGGCAGCGCGCTTCGAGGTTGTCTCGCGCTTCGGCTCGTCGCTTGGCTCGACGATCGCCTCGGCGATTCCGGCGGCGACGTATCGCTCGGCGACCGCATCAGCGAGTTCCACGATGTCGCCCGCGTTCAGCGTCTGGTCGATTCCGGCGAGGCATTCAATCATCCGGACCTTCATGGTGATCCTTTCCGAAGGGGGCAGGGGCGAGGCCGCGAACGACCTCGCCCCTGCGCGCAGAAGAAGGCGAGTATCAGCTCGTCGCCATGCGGAGGTAGCGGAACGCGTTGTAGATCGAGCATCCGGCGTCGAGGCGAGCGATCGCCTGGAACCCGATCTGCCCGTTGCCCGCGTACAGCTCGCGCAGCACCTTGACGCTCATGCCGGAGCGCACGCCAATGTGGTAGCGCGAGAAGTCGCCGATCACGGCCACGCGCGCGCCGGCCGCGATGGACGGCGCGTACTGGGTTGCGTAGATCGGGATGCCCGACAGGCGGTCCGGCTCGCCCTGCTGGAACGACGGCTGCCAGAGGTACGAGAGGAAGGTGTTCGAGCCGGGGCTCGCGAGCTTGCGGATGAGCGCGAGCACCGCGTCGCTCGTGACGATGCACGTCGACTTCTGCTCGCGGTACTGGCGCGGCAGCGAGTAGACGAAGTCGAGCAGCTCGTTCGCCGTGATGGCGCTCGTCGAGGCGCAGGTCTTGCCGTCGCTGATGCCCGAGCTCGTGTAGGTGAAGATGCCGACGGGCTGGTAGGACCCGGCGACGCCGACCGAGAAGGCGCTCTCCTCGGCGAGCGCGAACGCGCGGCCGAGCTGGTCGGCGACGATCGACTCCACCGAGAAGCCGGGCCCGCGGGCCGGGGCGTCTTCGATGAGTTCGACGCTCGACTTCACGATCGCGCTGAGGCGGCGCGGCTGCAGCACGAGCTGGCCGAACTGCGGCGTCGTCTCGCTGATCGCGGCGGCTTCAGCGCCCCACGACGCGCTCGCGATGGTGCTCTCGAGCGCGATGTTCGTCTTGAACGCGCCGAGGCTCATCACGTTCGCGATGCGGCGGTAGATCACCTGCTGCTCGAGCACCTTCACGAGGGTCGAGTAGAAGTCCTGCGAGGGCAGGTAGCCGCCGTCGGCGTCGGTGCCTTCGCTGAGCGCGCGGCGCTCCATGTCGCCGACGAAGCGCGGACCCTTGAGGTACGCGTTGAACGCGTCGCGGTACTCGGTCGTCTGCGCGAAGTGCGTCGCCTTGCTCGACTGCCGGGCGACGGCCGCGTTCACGGTCGGCGCCGGGGCGGCGTCGCGGTGCTCGGCGGCGAGGCGCATGAGGCTCACGTTGCGCTCCTTGAGGCTGCGCAGCGAGTCGTACTTCTTCTGCATGCGAGCGAGCTCTTCCTCTTCGTCGGAGCTCATCTCGCCCTGGCGGTTCGCCTTCTCGACGAGGGCGCGCATGCGCTCGTAGAGCTTGCCCATCTCCTCGATCAGGGCGCGGTACTGGTCGCCGCCCTCGGGGGCGGGAGCGGCAGCGGGTGCGGTGTCGTCCATCTTGGTTTCCTTGTTGGGTGTTGGTGCGGTGTTGGGTGGATTCAGAGAACGATCGCCAACGCCGCATCCACGTCGGCGAGGGCAAAGTCGATTCGGCGGCATGCCTGGAACAGGACCTGTCCGTTTGCCGCGCCGAGTTCGTCGAGGCGTCGCAGCGCGACCGGCGGGCCGCTTTCGGCGAATACGTACGCCGTCGGATCAATGACGTATCCGGCTTTCGCTCCGGCGATGAAGTCGGCGCCGGTCGCAAGGATCGTCGGCTCGATGAACAGCGGTCGGCCCGCGAGCATCATCATCGTGTCGTCCTTTGCCTTCGCAAAGTTCGTTCCGAAGAACATGGCGTCGAAGCTCGAAGCGAGGATGCCGAGCATGCGAGGATGCCACCAGTGGATCGCTCGCGCGTAGCGGCCGCTGCTAAGGCGTTCGATGATCTGCGCGAGTTCTGCCGCGGTGAATGCGCTGGCGGCCGTTCCGACTGCTGAACTCAAGCGTGCGGAGTTCGTCAGCTGCAGCGACAGACCAAGGCGCTTCGCGTTCATCGGGTCGTCGTTGTCGCCGCTGCCGCGGATGATCTGCTCGACCTCGGATTGCACGAACGCCTGCGCGGCCATGTCTGCGAGCAGTCGCTCGAGTGCTGGCCCATTGTCTTCGCTCGTGTCTTGCAGCAGCTCGAGGCTGGCGCGGAAGTAGACGTATTGCTGCCTCGGATACAGCAGCACTCCCTCTCCAACCTCGGTGCCATCTATCGGTCGCGAGAAGGTCGGAGTCGTCGTGTATTCCGTCATCGGCACGTCGTTGTTCGTGTCGCGCACCGTGTACAGCGCGGTGATGTCGTCGTACACCACCGGAACGCTGAGACTGTAGCCGACGTTCCGGAACACGCGTGCGCCGTGCCTTCGGATCGGGTTGAGTGCCCGGATCTTGTAGACGCATTCCTTCGCGAACGTGCTCGGCGCGAGGTAGAAGCCGTTCTCGGTGACGCCCTTTCCGGTGGCTTCGCCGAGCGCGCGCATCTCCGCGTGCGTCAGCGCGTGCTGCCCCCGCATCATCGCCTTGCGAGCGAGGTGGTCGATGTCGGCCGATGTCGTGCCACTGCGAAGGTCGAGTTCCAGCTCGTCGTACATGGTGAGCAGCCTATGGGGAGGGGTGAGCGCAGGTCAATCCTGCGGGATGAGGAAGAAGCGCCGCCGCGAGGATTCCACCCATCGCTCGAAGCTTCGTGCGTCGAGCTTGATGTTCGTGGCCGGGTTCGCCGGGAACGACACGACCGACACTTCGTGCAGGTCTACGTCTTCGATGATGCGCGTCACCTTGCCGCCTCGCTGCTCGAATCGGTCCGATTTGACGTTGAAGCCGAAGCTCATCGCGTTCACGACTCCGGCCCGGACGGCTTCCATCAGGTCGGCGGCGTAGGTCGTGGCGATCGGCTCGATCTCGACCCCGAGGCCGCGCTCATCCTCGAACAGGCGCAGCGACCCATTCGTCGTCCTGGCGATGGGCTTGGCGCTGTCATGGTTGACGAGGGCTACGACGTCTGGCTGCTCGCGCAGCGTTCGGGCGAAGGCGCTGCGGGCGATCACCTCGTCGAATCGTCCCATGTCATACGGCTCGTCGAAGGTCGATGCGTAGCCGCGAAGGATGCCTCTGGCTCCGGCCGGGCAGCGGTGTTCGAGCGTGCCGGTTCGCGTGCGGATTTCGATGGTGCTCATGTCGGTTCGTCCTTGTTCCTTGTTGAGTCGAGTGGTAATCGTTTCCGCGAAGGACTTCCCGGGATCGCCGCCCCACAACGCCCACGCGATGCGACCGGCGGACGGGAACCCGTCTTCGCCGGGGCTCCATCCTTGTCCCTTCTTGTCGACTTCGTGCCGCGCAAAGTAGGAGTGCATCCGGCGAACGGTGTCGTCGGACAGGTTCTTGCCGTTCGCGATGTCGCGAGCGCGCGCGACCCCGACGGCCGTGCCTCCGCGATTGAACTCGCGCCGCCACGCGAGGCCGCGCTCGGCTTCCTCGCGCATGCCCGCGGTCGGCTTGTGTCCGTCACTCATCGGCTTTCCCTTCTGCCAACGCCTTCGCCTGCTTCACGGCTTCCTCCGGATCAACGCCTTCGCTGATGCGTCGCGCGATGTCGCGCAGCACAAGATCGCTCGCGAGGTTGCGACGAAACACCTCTTCGGCGTCTGAGGCGTTCTCTGGGACGATGTCCCAATCCGTTTCGCGTTCTTGGTCTGGCGTGTTCATCAGTTGGTGTCTACGTGTTCGAGGTCCACGTACAGGCGCGCTCCGCGACTCGGGGAGTATCGCCATTCCTTGGTCTTGATTCGGAAGCGTGCGCCGCGAGGCAGGAGCACCTCTCGCTCTCCCGACAGGCCGCCGTAGTTTCTGATCGACACACCTTGGCGCGTACTGATTCGCATCACGACGCCGCCCTTCCCGCTGCCAAAGTTGTCGGCGACGTTGCGTTCGGTGCTCGTGCTCATGAAGCCTCGCTCGGTCCATGTCTGTCCTACGCCGAGCGCGTCGAGCTGGCGCGCGACTTTCTCTCCTGCGCCGCGGAACACCGTCGCAGGCGGCGGATCTCGCTGGTCGATGCGCGTCAGTACGTCGAGGGCGCCGATCATGGCCGCCTGCTTCGATGTCATGTTGTGAACCACTCCGAGCGACGAGTCGGGTGACATCTGCCGCAACTTGTCGTTCAGCTCGCGATAGCTCGAGCCGGAGTACGCCTCGATGGCCGCCCTCGCGAGCGGCACGGATTCCATCACCTTTTTCTGCGCGTCAGTTACCTTGGGCTCGGGCGTTGACGCTTCCCATTCAGGCGGCGCCTGAGTCGGCAGCATGCCGATCGGAGGCGTGCCCGGCGTCGCGCTCGGTCCTGCTTTGTCCTTCGGCGGCTGATTCGCCGGTTCCTTCGATGGGTCCTTCGGCGGCGGTGCGACGGTCGGCGCCATCTTTGGCTGCGGCGGCGGCGCGGTCGGCTCTGCCTTGATGGGCGCGACATTCGACTGCGAGCCGGACGCGGCGGCGGTGATGTAGCCCGCCGCCATCGCCTTCTCCTTCGCGTAGATGCCTGGGTCGTTCTTCAGTTCGCTCACGGCGACCTGATTCACTTCCGAGGACATGTCGATGCCGAACTCCGCTGCGGCCATTCCCTTCGCGGCGTCGCTGCTGCTCAGCAGTTCCTGGTTTGCTGCGGCCGTTGCTTCCTTCTTCGTGAGGCCGTCGGCCTGGTGCTTCGCGACGAGGCAGGCGTGCAGCTTCGCGTCGCCCGCGGTCTTCACCGCCGCGGCGTATTCCTTGCCCTTCTTCTCGACCCATTCGCCCTTGGCTTTGCTGCCGCCGTCTTTGCCGCCGCCGTCCTTGTCGCCGCCGCCGCCTTCGCCTTTGCCGCATTCGTTGCCGGGCTGAAACCCGCCTGCGCCCGTGCCGCAGTCGCGTTCTTCCCCGTTGCAATAGTCGAGCGCAATCGCCACGGCTTGATCGTGCTCGTAGCCCTCGTCGAGCAGCAGCGTGATCTTGTCGGCAACGCAGTCTCGCAGCGTGCGCTCGTCGTCGATGGCAAACACGATCGCGTCGTTGGCAGCGCGCGCGCCATTCTCCTTGGCCCATCGCTCCATGTAGTCCAGGCGTGCGCTCATGGTTCCGCGCAGCGCCTTGGGTGTTGCTCGCAGGATCGACGCGCGACGGCGACCGAGATCGCGAATCTGCGACGCGATCTGTCCGTTCGTGAGCTTGCCGAACACGCGTCGCCCTTGGTCGCTTGTGCGCATCGAGTCGAGCTCGCCGACCTTGTCGCCGAACACCTTCGGACCACCCTGCGCGCGGAATGCGAGCGCGCCGCCGTTGTCCACGCGCATCGGCGTGCCGTCCTTAGTCACGAGCACGTTGTCGCCGCTCATGCCGACTACGTCCCAGTTCGCGAGCAGCGCGTCGGTGGCGAAGTTCTCGGAGAGTTTCGCCGCTGCGGCCTGAAACGCCTCGCCGCGCAGGTCGCCGATCGGCTTGCCTTCGACGAATCGCGTGACTTGCCTCGGCGCATCGGGATTCGATTCATCGAGGCGATGCGCCGGAACAGGAACGCCCGCGGCCGCATACAGGTCGTTCGCCGCGGCTTCGCTGCGAATGTGGTCGGCGCTGTTGCCTCCCTTCACGACGTACTGGTTTCCGTCGGCGTCTTCGGCAAGGACGGCGCCCGTCGATCCGCCAAGGCGTCCGACGGTCTTCAGGTCGCTTGCATCAGGGATGCTGCTGCTATCGTCTTCGGTCGCGGTTGCTCCTGCACCGTCTCCGCCGCTGCCGCAGGCGTTGCCGGGTTGAAACCCTCCCGCTCCGGTACCGCAGTCTCGCGCACTTCGACCCTCGACCGTTGCGCCGCCGGTCGGGGGTTCGCCGGTCGCAGGCGGGGCAGGTTCGCCCCCAGAGGCGTCCGGAGGCGTCGCGGGGGTCGGAGGCGGTTCCGGCGGCGGGGCGGCTTTGGCGGCTTCCTCGGCGGCTTGCACGAGGGGATCGACGATCCCGGCGACCGCGGTGCCGGGCATACCGGGGAACGCGGCCGCGATCAACCCCTTGGCTGCATCAGCAGGAACGGCGCCCGAGGCCGCGGCTTGGGCGAGCGCGGTCATCGCCTGCAGTTGCCCGACCCCGGCGGCTTGCTGTTCTGCCGCCGTCGGCGTCTTGTCCTTGGCCGTCGGCAACGGACCGAGTTGCAGGGGCACGCGCAACGATTCGCCGCCCTCGACAGGCGCGAGACCTTCGCGCGCGCGTACCTCGTTGATCGTCAGGAACCCGTGCTGCAACGCGGTCGCGTACGCGGAGAAGCGGCCACCCATGTCGCCGCGCGTCAGCGCGTCGAAGCTGATCGCGGTGCGCATGCGGTCGCCCGCGCGCACGAGCTTGCGCGTGCACTCCTCTTCGAGTCGGCTTGCCCATGTGCCGAGCGTGTGCTTCGTGAACTCGAGGTCGGCTTGCTCTGCCGAGGCATACGACTGCTTCGTCGAGTCGCCGACCATGTGCGGCGGCACGCCGAACGCCGCGGCGATCTGCTCGCGGCAGTATCGCCGGAGCTCGATGAGCTGCGCGTCGTCGGGGTTGATCGTAATCGGCTTGAACTGGTACCCGGCCTCGAGCACGGCGATGCGGCCGGCGTTGCGCGCGCCGCCTTGCATGTCTTGCCACGACTGTCGCAGTCGCTGCCATGCGTCAGGCGAGAGCGTTCCCTGCACCTCGAGCACGCCCGCAGGTCGCGCCCCGTTCTGGAAGAACGACGCGACGAACGATTCGGCCTCGATCTCGATGCCGATCAACTGGCGCGCGAGGTAGATCGGCGGCTCGCCCAACAGTCCGTCCGCACTCGGCCCGATGAGGTGGAAGATGTCGAACGCCGGGAACGTGCGCGCCCCCGGCGTCCCTGCCGCGTACGCGTACACGACCGAGTTGTCGGGCGCTCGCATCGCGGTCATCAGGTCGGGCCGAAGCTTCTCAAGGCGAATCGGTCGCCCGGTCGGATCTCGCTCGATGTACGAGTATCCGTTCCCGTACAACAGGCAGTCGAGCAGCATGCTCTGTCGCCACGTGAGCGCGCCCATGAACGGATTCGGCTCGGTGTTCAGCAGCCGATACAACGGGTGCGACGGCGTCGGCTGCAGGTGGCCGTCGTCTCGCTCGAGGAACACTTTCCATTCCATGCGGGCGATGCTTTGACTGATGAGCATCGTGCACGCATGCACGCTCGGGCTCGAGCGCGCGATCTCCGGCGTGATGAATCGCCCGGTCTCTGCCCAGTTGACTACGTACGACTGGATGCCCGACGACACGGGCATGCCGACGGGCGTGTTGTCCTGGAAGTCTTGACGGACTTCCGATCCGAGCAGGCGCAGGAATAGATCTCTCAGAGCCATTGGATGCCGCGGTCCTCGTAGGGCGAGCGTATCAGCGGGGTGCCGTCCAACGCTACCGCGAGGGCGATGATGCCCGCAACGACCGGGTCGATCTTCTCGACCGAACGGCGCTTCGACGGGCGCGGGTTGTTGTTGTAGTCGAGTTCGACGACCGTGTTGCTCATCGCCCACGTGAGCACCGGGTTGCCGTCATGGTGCATCTTGCGGCCGACGATCGCCGCCTCCCATCGCCGGGTCGGGCCGCTCATGTGCAGAAACGACTGCGGCACCCGCTTCAGATTCAGGCCGTCGTTCTGCAGCTGCTGCGCGAGGCCGCCGGCATTGTTGGGGTCGTAGCCGACGGCGACGACCTTGTGCCGCTCGACGATGCGCTTGATCTCGGCGCGGAGAAACTCATAGTCGGTCGCGTCTCCGGGAGTCAACTTCAGCCACCCCTGCCGGGACCAATCCAAGTACGGGACGCGATCCCGCTTCTGCCGTCGCTCGGCGCCGTCTTCGGGCGCGTACGACCACGACCGCACGTGCGCTTCGTCGCCGTCGAGCCACACGGCCGTCAGGCTCGTGAGGTCGCTCACTTCGCCGAGGTCGATGCCGAGGTAGCACGGCAGTCCGGTCAGGCGGTCGTCTTCGACCGCGTTCAGGCACGCATCCCAATCGGACATGCGCACCCATCGGATGTCGGCGGTCACGTGCTGATTCAGGTGCAGCGTCCGGAAGGGGGTTTCGTACGACGGCTGCTCCTGCGCTCGCTTGCATTCCTCGGCGATCCATCGTTCCTGGAGCGAGGTGCCAAGCGACGGATTCGCCGTTGTCCATGCTTCCGGCGTTCGCCAATCCATCGACTCCGGCGCTTCGTAGACCACGGGCAGGTATGCCGGGTTCTCGATGATGCCGTCGCGCACCTTGCACGCGTAGTCGTACTGGTCCCATTCAAGCGATTCGCGCAGGGTTCCGGCGGTCGTGATCGACACGAGAAGCGGCGACAGGCGTGCGCCCATCGACGTCTGGATCGCTTCCCAGAGTTCGCGCCGGTTTCCCATCGCGTGGATCTCGTCGCCGATGGCGAATGACACGTGCAGGCCGTGCGCCGTCGGCGCGTCGCTGCTCATCGCTGCCCACACCCCGCCAAGCGACGGCGCGACGATTCGGTTCTGATAGACCTCGACGCGCGATTCGAGTTCGGGCTCGGCGCGGATCATCGTGCGCGCTCGCTCGAAAACGAGCTTCGCCTGCTTACGGTCCGCGGCGAACGACACGACCTCGGGCGTCGGCTCGTCATCAGCGAGAAGGTGATACAGGCCGAGCGGCGCCAGGAGCTCGGTCTTGCCGTTCTTGCGAGGAATCCAGATCCCGCACTCGCGGAATCGTCGCGTGCCGTCAGGGCGCGACCACCCGTACAGGTTGCCGATCACGCCGCGCTGCCATGGGAGGAGCCGGAACGGCTGCCCCGCCCACGTTCCTTTCGCGAACGTGCAGAGGCCCTCGATGAAGCCGATCGCGTGCTTCGCGGCCGCCGGATTCCATGTTGAATCTCCGCGCGTCGCGATGGCGTCGAAGCCCGGAATGCTGTTGAACGCCTCGGGCGACCAAGGGTCAGGCGGTCGCGTTGCGCGAGAAGTACGACGCTTTCCCATTGTCCTTGGCCTCCGGGAGTGCGATGAGGCGACCGCGTGCGGAGGGCGTGAGCCCAAACTCCGCCAGCATGCGCCGGACGTTCAACGCGAGTTCCATCTGCATCGCCGAGTACGGCGAGCGTCGAAGCATCTTCAACGTGCCGTCGGGGTTCTTCACGGGATAAACGTCGCCGTACTGGTTCAGCATGTCGGTCGCCCGCCGGTAGCGCGACCATGCCTCGCAGAGGACCGCGAGCGCGAACCCGTCTGCCTCGGTGAGCACGCGCATCCGCTCGAGGATCGGGATCAACTGGTCCCATGCCTTGGCGCCTTCGTCGTCCAACCATGTCGGCTTCTTCGGCCGGGTTGCTGCCGGCGTCGGCTCTCCCTTGCGCGTGCGGGCGCGCCAACTCCCGGAGAGTTTGAGCATCGCGGTCGGTTTGGGCGGAGGTCCGCTCATCGTGCTGCCTCGAGGATAGTCGTGCGTACGTGCTCGGCCACCGCTTTCATGAGCAGCGGCGGCACCGTGTTGCCGATGCGCTCGACGGCGTTCGTGTAGTCGTCGCCGAAGTCGAAGTCGTCAGGGAAGGTGCTGAACCGCTTCAACTCTGCGACGGTAAACGGCCGCTGCTCTGCCCAGTGCATCAGGCCACCGAGCCCGAGGTAGGCGGTGCTCTTTGTGATGGTCGGGCACGGGCGCATCGGGTTGACCTTGACGGTGTTGAATCCGCTTTTCAGCCCGATCCTGGTGAGGTTCTGTCCGGGGCGCATGAACTGCCACATGCTGTAGGCCTTGCGCGACTTGCCGATTTCGAGCAGGCGCGCGACCTCGGCTTCGTCTTGCTCGAGCCCGACGAGCGCTTGCTGCGCGGACACCGGGGCGTGCGTCGGGGCCGGATGGGTCGGGTCGATGCCGAGGTCTTCGCGCGCGCCGATGAAGATCATCCGCACCCGCGCCTGCGGCACGCCGTAGTCGGAGGCGATCAACTTGCGCGCAGCGACGCGGTAGCCGCTTGCCTTCAGCTCGCGGAGGATCTCGGCGAAGATCAGGCGCATCTTGCCGACGACCATGCCGCCGACGTTCTCCATGACGAACGCCCGCGGCTGCAGGCCGCGCAGCAGGCGGACGTACTCGCGGAACAACTGGTTGCGCTGGTCCTCGATGTTTCGCCTGCCGGCCATGCTGAACCCCTGGCAGGGTGGCGAGCCGTCGAAGATGTCGAGCTCGCCCGGCTTCATGCCGATGCGCGCGAGCGCGTCATCAACCGTAAGCGCCGCGATGTCCCCGTGGAACAGGTCGGTCGTCGGATGGTTTCGTCGGTAAATGCTCGCCGCGCCGTCGTCCCATTCCACGGCAAGGCGCACGCTGCCGCCCGCGAGCTTGTAGCCGAGCGACGATCCGCCGCACCCGGCGAACGTGCTCACGACGGTAAACGGCTTCACTTCGGCCATCGGTGTCCGCACTCCTTGCAGCAACGCCATTCAACGTCGTCCGCGACCGCTTCGTCGTACGCCTCGCCGAGCGTCGCGAGCGGTGCCTGCGCCGCCGCGGCCAGGAGCGCCTCGGTCTCTTTCTTCGAGAAGCCCGAACCGGCGAGCAGGTCGGGGTCTTCCGCCGCGATGCGAGCGAGCGTCGTGCGGAGTACTTCCTCGTCCCATTTGGCGAGGTCCGCGGTGCGGTTGTCCGCGATGCCGTAGGCGGCGGCGTCATCGACCGTCAGGTGCGAGCGCACGATCCACACCTTGGGCATCTTCAGGCGCATGGCGGCCGCGAGCGTGCCGTGCCCCGCAATCACCTCGAGCTCCTGCGTGACGACGATCGGCTTCTGCTGCCCGAACAGTTCGAGGCTTTTCATCACGGCGCGGATGCTGCGCTCTCCGTGCGCACGAGCGTTCGTCTCGCAGAAGCGCAGCTCGTGCGGGTCAATCGTTTCCGGCGTCATCAGTGTTCTCCTTGATCTCAGCACCGCACTGCGGGCAGGTGATGATCTTCGGCTTCTTGCTCGCCGCCTCGGACTCGATGCGCTGGGCGAGCGTGGTAATGCTTTCCACCGCCCCGGACTCGAACCCGGTCGCCAGCGCCATCCCGGCGGGCAGTTGCTCGAGCGCGAGCGCGAGCGCTTGGTAGTCCCACTGGCTGAGTTCCCCGGTGCGGTTGTCGGCGATCGCGTACGCCGCTGCGGCCGCGCCTTCGAGGTCGGTTTCGACGACGGCAACCTCGGTCCACCCAAGCGAGCGCGCCGCGGCGAGCGTGCCGTTTCCGGCGAGCACGACCCCGCGCGTATCAACGACGATCGGCTTCTGCTGGCCGAACGCCTTCAGGCTCGCAGCGATGGCGGCGAGGTTGTCGGCGTCGTGAGTTCGCGCGTTCTCCGGGTCGGGCGTCAGCGAGTCGATGGGGCGTCTCTGGATGTTCATCAGCGGAAGGGGGCAGG